AATAGACAACATCAGAGGAAGAGTTAAATACTCTAATTCCTCTATTTATATTACTAGAACTAAATGTCTTGTACTTAATATAACTACCTGCTAGGTAGCTAAAATTTTCAGATATTCTAGATAGCCCTGATGGTAATACACCAACCTGCACCTCGCTAAATCTACCTAGAAAAGTTTTATTATTCCTATGAAAAAGACCATACGTATATGTCCCACTAGAATCTATCCCATAATTAATATCAGATACTCCGAAGCCGAAGTTCTTTTTTGTGAATCCCATTACGCCAGATTCTTTGCTATAGTGGAGAGCTACTAATGATAGATCATCTAGAGCTATGAAGCAAGTACCTAGCTCTTCATTCCATGATAGGTCAACTATCTTCTTACCACTAAACAATTCTGGGTTTAGAACAGATAGTTCTTTTGTTACAAAGGAACCATTCTCACTTGCATATTGTATTAGGTACAACATATCTTGGTTTCTTGATACAAATAATACTAGGTTGCCGAATGCGATAGATAGATTATCTGCTGAACCATGCGATGTATGTGGAGTAACAGAAATATTTTTAGATGAGATAGCTTGAGAGTTACCTGTGACTATAAATTCCTGTGATGTTGTTCCTACTACTAGATTGCTAGAAGGTTCGATAAACGTAATCTTTGCTCCATACTTTGTAGAAAGTGAAAATAGATAGGGGTCAGAGTCAATCATATTCCCTCCGTATGTGGGGCTGTATGATAGCCTAAAAGCATATCCTATATCTACAATTGCATCTGTATAAGCAAAGCGTCTTTGATTAAAGAAGAATGGATTACCGATTACTGATCCTGCTAGTCCTGTAGGGAATTCCCTACTACCTGCTAGGATTAATCTGCCCTCATGTATAGCACACTTTGTTGGCCAACCTCTTAAGTCTGACCATATCTGATGAGAAAACTCGTGCATATAGTTGGTAGTAGTTCCACTTCTCTCCATGTAATAATATTGGGGAGAAGAGTTTAAAACCATAGTTACATTATAAAGTGGGTCTATGGTAGAACCATTCTCTATTACATAGAAATCAGATCTAGTAACATTTACCTGAGTAGCACTTATTCCTGCACCTATAAAATACATATTGGTAACAAGTCTATTTGTTTCGTTAGCATACGCTAGACCAGTAATCATTATGTACTCACCTTCTTTAAACTCATCTGCCCAGTTAAAGCCAGATGTTTCAAGAACAGGTGTAGTATCTAAATTTACAAGCCTTACTTGTTTACCCCTATCTGTATTGGGATTAGATAGGGGTACTGCGTAAGGGTTAGCATTATTTAGGCTATAGATCTGTTTTACATATAAATTATCTAGGTCATTTAAGTCCATTAGTATATATTTAGGAGAGGTAGCTCCATCACCATGTGCTATAACAATATAGTTCTCATACACAACTACACTATTTTTATTTGAGCTATAGGGAAAAGCAATATAAAGACTTATATTATTTCCATTACTATCTACAAGAACTACGGCTCCACTAGAAAGAAATAGAACATTAATTGTATGTACGCCATGAAGAATTACGGACTCTTTCTGATATATACCTGACGTAGATACATCAGCTATTATCTGAGGGGCTATGTCTTTAACAAGCCCCCCTTGTTTAGAGATAGAGAAGTTCTCACAGACAGAAAGGCCTGCATCGTATTCTTTAATGTCTTGCCTTCCATCTAATTTTCTTGACATTAATCCAGATCTAAAGTTTGATAAATTTTTTACAAATTTCATTCTATTATTATACCAGAAGTTCTGCTAAGTTCCCACTGTGAGAACTCAAAATTATCTGGTGAAATCTCCTGTGAATTAAATGATCGAGCTTGGCTAATCCAAAAGTCGAATTCCTTCTCAAGCATCTGTTTATGGTTATTACTCTGCGTCACAGCAAAGCATAGATCCATTGCTAGTGCGGCTGCAAAAGCCTCTTTGAAAGTTTCATCAAACATATCCTCACTAATAACGTGTGATACATAAGTTAACCTAACTGTATCTAAAAGGCATACCAGGTACTGCCCTTCTATTTTATATCTATCATGTATTGAATTAATTGAAACTACCTTTACACAATCAATAGGAAGTGCGAAGAAACTCTCTCCATCGTCCCATTCTACTGTTGTAGGGCTAGCTGATAGAAGTGCTCTTTTAAGAGCGAATGTCCAAGAGTGTGATCTAAGGACTCTTTTTAAAATTGGTGTGTACCTTTCAGTACATAATCTAGCTAACTTTGTATCGTCAGCCATGTCGTTTATACGTTCTGCTCCGAGCTTGATTAGGGCCGAGTTACATATATCTACTGCTACTGTCATTAGTCCTCCATTAAAAAATGGGGTTGCGAACAACCCCACCTTATTAATAAATTAGTTTGAGGAACAGTCAACCTAATCTAAAATAAATTCTACTAAAACATAACCTGATGCAGACGCATCTACATCAAGGGTTGCTTGCATGTCCAGCTCAGCTACTAATTTATCATTAACAGCTAAGTTGTAAACTGGAGCTGTACCTAAACCAGAATGACTGATTCTTATAACTCTAGCACCCTTTGGAAGTTTGCCAAAGAAAAGTACATCAGCTGCAGCTGCTCCTGAGAATGAGTCATAGAAGCATCTAACTCTTCCACCATTCTCGCCAATCTCGCCCTTTTGTCTAGGGTCAAGATTGTATTCTTTATTGTAATTTGATCCGTATATATTCGCCATTATTTACTCCTTTAGTATTAAGCTACTGTAAAAACTTCCATTACTTTTTCTTCTTCTAAACGAGTTCCACCCATGCTCATTCCTGCATAGATTTGCTTAGCAAAGTGTTTTTGAGGTAACTCATCAACTCTACCAGTTAAATCAGAAGGAATACCGAAAACACCTGCTGAGCTTGTAAAAGCTAAACAACGTCTTGCACCCACTGGAACTGTTCCACCACCTGCACCTACTGAACCATTCGCAGGATCAAATGCAATAGAAGCTCCTAATAAAGGAAGTCTCTCTAAACTAACAAAGTTAATTCCCATAAACTGATTAACTTCACCATTAACTAATGTTTTGATTACGTTATAATCAACAGAAGTTACTTCTGTTTGTCCTAGTAAATCATCAATCTCTTTAGCAGAAACTACTAAATTAATTTGTTCACCCATGATTTCGTTTTGAGAAAATTTCTTTTTAATTGCTCTTAGTGTTTGTACATTAAGACCAGAAAAAGCTGCTCCATCAAATGCAGCTAATTTTTGAGAGTTAGGAAGAACAGTAGCTACTGTACCTTCTTTACCTGCCCATGATGTACCAAGCATTGATGCTATGATAATATCGTCCATTTTTCTACCCATAGCCATCGTAGCTGCTTTAGCATATTGAGATTCTGGGTCGTGGATCATTTTTAATTTATCAACATTATCAACAAGTGCTGACCAAAAATAGTCTCTTGTTGTAAGTCTACGTCTTAAATGATCAATTTCACTATAAGTAGTATCAGAGTGACGACCGATTCTCTCTTGAGCTTCTGCTGTACCATAGCTGTCGAAGTATGCTTCTTCGCCATTAACCATTTCTGTTCTAATTAAGCTTCTAAGTCTAGATGCTTCTTGTTGTGCTTTGTGATATACGTTTGAGCTAAATTGCTTTACAAAGTGCTCAGGTATTAAATTTGCCATCTTGGCCTCCTGATTAAATTTTAGTTTATGTTGTTCAACGATTGTCTCAATGTGAGGTCGTAATTAGGAACCCTTGTATGGGGTCGTATAGATTGTCCCAGTCCCTAATTACAATTCTACATAAATTGGCAAGCGTGTCAACTACTTTGAATAAATTCTTTCGTATAACTTACTTACTTCATCAACAATTCTTTTATGGTCTGCGTGATTTGCGTTATGGTAAGCACCCTTCATATCCCCAGTTATCTGGTTAACTTTCTTCTGGGCCTCCTCTATAGTCATACCATAAGTTTTCTTATACTCACCTTGAAAAGAATCTTCTTTTACTATAGTTTCTCCAATCTTTTGGAATACTTTTATTATTTTAGGGTCATTACCTAAACCTGTTTCATTAAGGTATGCTTTAAGTTCGTCACCACCAAACTCGTGTACAGCTAACTTAGCCTGATGAATCTTTAGATCGAAGTCCTTACTCCATTCTTGTTTAAGCTCATTTACACTAGCCTCTGCTTGAGCAGCTCTACTAGAATTCATTGCCTCTAAATCAGCGTTTGTTGTATTAGAAATAAAATCGAACATTCTCTGAGCTTGGTCTGGAAGTATATTAGCTTCATGAGCAGCCTTCTTAAACCCATCAAGAAAATCATCTTTAAGTTTCATATCCTCTGGTTTATTCAAAGAGTATTGATCAAACTCTGGCATACCCATCTTTGCATAGAAAGCACGTCTTTCGTCCTCTGATGAATTTTCATTAGGGATAATTACTTTATCTCTACCTACCATCTTCTGTGCATTAACATAAGACTTAATTAAATTAGGTACGTCCTTAATTGCTTTTAGAGAAGGGTCTCCCTTTATCTCAGCATCAATGCCTTCAAAAGCATCTAACCAAGACTTCGCTTCTTGCTGCTGATCTCCGCCTTGATCTCCGCCTTGATCTCCGCCTTTAGCTCCTTGATCTCCGCCTTTAGCTCCTTGATCTCCTACATCTCCACCTAACATTGATTCATCACTCATACTGTTCCTCCTTGTTTTCGATCTCTATCTGATCTATATATTTATCTAAAGCTTCTATATCTGTTTCTGTTGTCTTAAGTATTCTAAGGACTACGCTTCTAGCACCCTCATTAAATATAAGATCTTCTTTGTTTGTGTACGTAGTATCAAGCATGAAGCATGATCTCATTAGATCTTTTAATACTTTCTTTCCTTCTTCTGAATCGAATACACGTTTGTATGCGATAGCTATATCTCGCATCTTTCTTGTTTTAAAAATCATGTGTTCCTCACTCTTTCTATTGTTGTGTCTTTGCTAACTTTTGTTGTGTATCTGCAACTACATTATCTTGCTCATTCTGCATCATTTTAGATTGGCTTTCGGCAGCTTGTTGTCTGCTGTTTTCCATTTCTTCTCTACTTCTGAGCATACCTTCTGGTAGCCCAAATATCTGTGCATTATATCTAAGAGCTTCTTCTCCGTTAATTGCTTGTAGCATTGTAGGATCTACCTGTGCAAGTGCACCTACAGATTGAATAACTCTTTGTAATGTATCTGCTTCACTTGCTCTTTGGGCTCTTGATATTTGCGATACATATTTAATATCTAATTGCTTACCTTTAAGTTGCTTAGGTATTTCTCCTAGTTCTTTCTTTCTATATAGCATATTAAATACACGATCAATGATAGGTCTAAGAAGCTCACTATGTAGTCTACCTAAGATAGGCCCCATAACTCTTAGTTTCTCTTCCGTTCTCTGCATAACTTCTGTAGCCGTCATTTGTGGACCATCTTGAAGTTGAAGCTGATCTATGAAGAAAGATTCACGTATCCGCATACGAGTTTCTTTTATCATTTCTAATCCAATATCTACCCTTGCTGTATTAGGAAAGGATTCTATTTTATCTTTTGTTCCTGCTCTATAGATATTTACTCCCGAAGGTGTAGTCTTAATAGGCATTAGAAACCCATTATCAGGAACCATTATAGGTGGATCAACTGCTTTCTGAGCTGCTCTTATTAAAGTACGCTGCATCTGGTTTAACATTTTAATATCTGGAAGTGCCTTCATAGCAGGGCTTCTTCCATAGCTTTCGCCTGATAATTTAATCCATCTGGGAGCAGCGAAGGGCTTTTCATTATATGAAGCCTCTCTCAAAAGCAATGCCTTTTCTCTAAGAACATGAATCGAGTTGAATTTTTCACTATTTTCCATAGGGAATATAGCATGAATAATTTCAAACTTTGAATCACCGTTACCTTTTAGCTCTTCTATAAGTTCATCGGTCATAACTTCTCTGCCGAATTCCATTATTATCTGTCTTAGGTTATACTTATATACTCTATATAATCCGTCTATCTCTCCTGTATTGTTTTCTTCTAACCATGCTGTGTATACTTGATTAGCTTCAAACCTAACTTTCTTTTCATCGTCCTCGTGCATGAACAGTAGGCCTGTTCCGAATGAGCCTAAATCTAAATAGATCTCATGTATCTCTTCTTGGAAGTTGGAGCTATTTAATGTACGCATTACTTTATTTGTTGCGTCCTGTAACCACTGTCGTATCTCTTTAACCTCATCTAACTTATCTTCACCTGTAGATAACCCAAACCATGTTGAGCTAGGGTTGGTAAGCATAGAGTGAAGGGCAGAGGCTAGTAGCTCATTTGCGTGTACAGAAGTAGAATCAAATAATCGATTATGTTTATCTGTACCATGTACGGCTGCTCCATATATGTTATCTTTAAGTGGAACTACATATTGAGAAATAATTGACCAGTAGTTATCCCAGTTTGTTCTACGTTGCTTAGCTTTCTCAAAGTGTTCTATAACTTCTTTAGCTTTATCTTCTACTTTATCGCTGCTTACTTTCTCTAATTCAAACATTAATTCCCCAATAGACTAGTCTGTACTGTAGGAGTACCTACATCAGTTAATAGAGTTCCACCAACCTGCGACACTTCTTTAGATGTAGTTACTGCTCCACCTAATGCTGTGGCCTGTGCTTGGCTTCTTTTCTTTATTGCATCTTGCTGTATTTTATTTTGCTTATCTATTGAATCAGATAATGCTTGTTGCTCGGCTTGCTTAGCTGCTTGTTGTTGAGCATTAGCTGACTGCATTCCAACAAACGTACTGGCCACGAGAGAGCCTAGCATCATAATTGTAAAAGGATCCACGTTAATCTCCTAGCTCATTATACTCAGATTGTATCTGAATGCTATCAATATTTAGTCTAACACCATTTTCTGGTAAATCCAAATCTAAAGCTAACATTCTAAAGGCATCTGCTCCGTTTGATGCCCAGTTGTGTAGAGGTTTGTCAAGAAATATCTGATTCTTTGAGTCATATTTACGTTGATAACTCTTCAAACAATCTAACCCTCTACTACATAGTTCAGCATGAAACTTAATATTCTTCTTCAAGATAACCCTAGATGCGTTTATTCCATCAGCTATTGATTGTCTTGGTATAACATTTGTTCTTAATCCTAAATCGATTAATGTTTCTTGTCTAGTCTTACCAGTACCTAATTCTCTAGCCGCACCATCATGGGGGATTCCATGTCTGTCATATGAGTAGGGCTTGTTCTTAATCTCTCTAGCATACCAATCGAGTCCTACTCCAGTATTTTCCAAGTAGTCTATAATTCTTATCTCATTTCCTACAGTCTGAACAAACCATACTGCTGTTGCATCACCTATACCTAAATCCCAGTATGTTGATACAGCATAGCTAGGGTCATGGTTAACATTCATATTTATATTACCCTTCTTCTCAAGTTGGGTAATGATCTTACCATAGTAAGAACCTAGTAATGCTGCCGTAAAGTCACACTCATACTCTTGATTATATTCCTCCTCACTCATAGTAGCCTTAGCTTCTATAAGCTCATCAGCGTCTACTACACCTGTCTCGGAGGCTTTAAATATTTTACAGTACCAGTTGGTATTTCCTTCGTGCATAAGACGTTTAGCGTCCTCATATACTTTGAAGAAGTGATTCTGTCCTTTAGGAGTTCCAATAAATACAGCCCAACCTTTTCTATCTGAAAGAGCAGGCCTAATAACTTGACCCCAAAGTGATGGGTCACACTGGGCAAACTCATCTAATACTGTTCCGTCTAGGTAGATACCTCTTAACGAATCTGGATTATCTGCCCCAAGAAGCATAAACCTAATATGGTCTCCCCTATCTGGTCGTATAATATCAATACGAAGATCGGCCTCATTAACCTTTCTATTAGGAAATTTCTTTGTAAAATCTTTCAGGTATTCCCACGCTACCCTTTTAGCTTGTCCGTATGTGGGAGCAATATAAGCAAATTGTGGGTTATGCAAAAGATTCTCTACTCCTCTAGCAACCATTTCTGCTATAGCAAGTACAGTCTTTCCGAAACGTCTGTGGCAAACACAAACATTAAATCGTCTAAAGCTTTCGTGAAGTTCAGCCTGTAGTGGCCTAGGGAGATACCCTATATCTATAATCTCCGAACCCTCTGGATAGGGATTCTCCATCATATCGTCAAAGATATCTGGTCTCTGTAGTACGGGGTTTCCTAACATTTGTTCCTTACGCTTCGTCTGTTTTTATAGCCTCATCACAGTGATCATTATCAATAGTGTCAAGCACTTTGCACCCTAATTCACCTAGGTCATTTCCTTTATTCCTGAGTCTAGCTAATCTTGTAGATATAGTTTCTTTAGGATTTCCTGCCAAAATTGCATTACAAAATCTATCAAAGGCCACGAATATATTCCAAAGATAATCTTTCATAAAGTCCCCAGGAAGTTAGTTATTTTGTCTGAAAACTCCTGTATATCTTCCACTAGTATTTCAGTGGTTGGTGTAAATGTAGACAATACTAAAAGAACAGTAGGCAAGGCACACTGGCTAATAAGCCTTGTTACCTCTGCAAGATCACTTGATACTTGTCTTACTTGTGCTTCAGTATATCCTCTAGCCATATTTTTTCTTCCATACTCATACATCATCGACTTCCCAAATACTTCTATTTTTTCCTGTATTTTCTTGTTAGTAAAGTCTATATCGAATATTGGAGTATTTTGAAAAATTAAGTCTAGTTCTGCTTTTTCTGTAGTTGTTAATGGAGATGTAAACTTTGCTTCAAAATTAGTGTCACCAACTTTGGATAGGCAATCAAACTTAGCTTCGCAAGATGATAAAAAGATAGCCTTTCTTGCTGACTCTTGTGTTATTGATTTTATATAATGATGAATCATTTTACTCTCCAAAATTCTAAATATGCTGATCTAACCGTAAGCGTATCATTATTGTTTTGACACTTACACTGAAGCGTAATTGTTTTTACTCCAGATACATTTTCTAAGTATACAAATCCAGATGATTGAGGTCTATCAGTCGTATTCCTAGTTTCCCATTGAACAGGCGAAGGAAGGTGTGCTACACCGTTAACGTATAAATCAAATATTCCATAATTACCAGACACATCATTGTACGACCAAACATAATTATATCCTACTCTATAATCACCCAAAACTAGATTATCTGTTACCAGTGTTAAGTATGTCTGATAAGTAGTTGTTGAATATTGTGTTACTGTATAATTTTCTGTTACCTTAAAATTTAATCCAAAGACATGAAGATTTCCGCCATCAACAGCTATCTTTGATTCTACCCCCAAGTCGTCAACAATATAAAACCCATCTGCTTTAGGATAAAGTCTCCAATATCCCGTGCTCGGAGTTGATGCTTGTGATGCCAATTCTTTTTGTGTAATAGTTCCCATTATATAATTCCTACTTCTCCGCTATCTTCAATCAAGAGATCACCGTCAAGGGTTAAATTGTTCATTACAATGTGGTGCTTGTGCTCATGTATATTTAAAGTTTCCCCTACAGCTACAAAGTCTGTAGGGTGTGGATCACTAAGGATGGCGGGGTCAAATAATTCAATAGTCAACTTGCCATCCTGTAATGTAACGAATCCTAGATCAGCCACTTTCTTTTCCTATAGTTCAATCAAGTCCGCAATATCTGTATTTACTTCTGTTGCTGAAATTGCTTTCCCCAAGTATTGGTGAATCTTCCCTGTATCTGTAATAGGAACTAAAGGGGTAGTAATTACTCCACCTGATGTACCTAAGTAAACACGTTGTCCTGCAACCAATCCTGAAAGATCATTGTTTGCACCTTCAAAATAAACGATTGCTGTCGCTGCATCTGCGAAAGTTGCTTTAACAAATCCGTGAGCATCTCTACCATTTGAATTATCTGCTAAACGAACTTTTGGAGTACCTGCATTATCGAATACATTTACATAATCACCTGCTGCTAATCCTGCTACTTCTTCAACTACAATACTTTGAACATCTGCTCCAACACCCACTGGCATTGTTGTAATGTCAAAACGTCCTGTAGAATCTAGAACTGCTAGATCACCGTCATTAACTGCTCCTGCACTTGTTACTACACCTTGGATTGCTTTTAGCTTTCCTGATACTAATCTCATAAAACTTTTTGCTGCCATCTTTTTCTCCTATAATATGATTGACTTCTCTATGTTTATAAATATTGCACCACTACCTAGGCTTTGTCCAATAGAAGTAGAGTGTGTTGCTAGTGGCAAACTTGGAGCCACATTTGTTATTGTACCATTAGTCCCTAAAAATAATAAGTCATTTACTGTATATGTAAAAAAAGGATCTTCTACTTTTGCAAATAAAAGAATATCAACCTGATTTCCTGCTACTACAGAGCTAAGCGTCATACCTAATACTGTAGCCTGAGCGTATGTCCCATCGTTAGTCGCCTTATCAACATTGGTATCACTTGTCGCATACACAAAAGTAAGTGCCGACATATTAACATCTGCGGTCTTTGTCTCCACAACTCTCTTAGCTGTATCACTAGGAGGTGAGAAGTAATCAAATGTCCCCGACAGTGGATTAAATCTAAAGCTCATGCTATTGCCACGTTGGTTATATCAGTCTTTGCTGCTGTTGCGTAGTCTATGCTGATAACTCTTACAGTAACTCCTGCTAGAGAGTATGTAATCACTTCGCTTGTAGTGGTAGGGTACACATATCCGATGTTATCATAGTCTTTCCCCATCACCAATGGTTTATCAGTGAAGGGTGCTGTAGGGGTTACTGGCACAACTGGATTAACTGTAATCGTAAACCACTGTGTGTACTCTTTCCCGTCCCCATCAACTGCTCTAAGCTTAACAGGGTACGCTATATCAGCTAATGAAGCTGTACCAGTTAACGCTAGAACTGTTCCCGATACTGAAAACATAGAGAACTCGTCTACAATATCCGTAATAGTGTGCGGCCCTCCATCAATATCAAATACTGTGATGTTAGCAACAGGCATACCTGCAATCATTCCATCTATAACGATCTGACTGTCAAGCTGTATGTAGTAGGGAGCCCCATTTGGGTTGGGTTCTGGTATAAATGACGACTCAGCGTATATCCATTGCAGATTATTAGCCCCTTCCCTAGCATATTCTTTCGTAATAGACCCTGTAGGATTAGAAGTTTCCTTCCAAATTAACCACCGCTTCTCAGCTTCATGGCTTCCTGAAGGGGCTTCACCAATTATTGTGACTGTACTAGATAGCACAAGGGCCCTTCTCTCACGGGGAGATAGGTTATATAGTCTCCATTGCTCGGAGTTATTATAATCTAAAGGAAGTCCTATATTTTTAGCCATTACTTATCTTCTTTACTCTTCTCGTCCTGCTTTCTCTTCTTCTCCGCTTCCTTCGCTTTCTGTTTCGCTAGCTTGTGGAATTCCTCTGGGCTCAGATCCACATACCGGCCGTCCTCCATCAGTAATCTCATCTTTCTGTTCATTAACTACCTCCTTAGATTCAACTTCTATATCTATCTTTCTTCTAGGAACACCTGTAATAACAATAAAAGCAGGGGCGGTGTTATTACCAGTATGCTCAATTTTATTTCCAAATGAAGATGGGTCGCCTTTTTCAGCAGCCCATTTATATTGCTCTGTTTTAAATCTTGCAACAGCCACTTCGTCCTTATCCATAACGCTGTCAGTGATGTCCAACACTTTGTCATGGTAGTATTCGGCTCTTTCTTTTCTTGCAAGTTTGATTTCTGCATCGAATGTTGCATTGGTACGTCTCCAATAATGAACTACCTGTAGGCTCGGGAAGTTTGTATCTTCCCCAATAGCTTTTAGGGTCTTTCCTTCCCTAATACTTTGGCATATAAGGGCCGCAGTTTCAAGGTTAAATCTATACTTACTTAGGTCTTGGCTTGATACAGATGATATTACTTCACCTGTATCTAAACATATTGTTTCTAGCTCGCCAAGACTGTTTCTAACTATAGCTGTAGAATAGTCTTTATTGTTCCTCATCTATATATAGTACATTAATTTTTATTCTTGACAAGTAGTAAGTGTTGAGTGGCCACAACAACTCGTCCTAAGTTGCGTGACCGAATGAAGAAAGACGCTCAGGTTAAATTGTCGTATGAATGTGTTGGGTTGTCAAAAGGCCCCACTACTTTCTAGGTTGGTAAAGGCCTCCTGTACTTATAGTGGGGTGGAATTTAATATGAAAACCCTTTTTGAGGCTCTCAGTATGTAGTATACATGGAAGCAGTGTGTCAATACTAGTTATTTTTTGGGGCAATGTGCGAGGGTACCACTCTTCGGGTCTGGGCGGAATTTTTTTGGGGGTACCCCCCTCGAAAAAATGTTTTTCAGGCATGGATATACGCACCTATTCAGCATCGGGATATACGAACTAAACAAAATTTATTGGTGATTTATTTTAGACGCAAAAAAGCCCGCTATACAATAGCGAGCCTTAATTAATTGAGCAGTACGATCGTACTAGTTTAGTTGAGATACTAAATAAATAATAGTTTCTTGTAGTTTCTTATCACTAAACAATGCTTGTATGCTTGCTCGATCTAAGTTACCACTAAACTTAATCCCATTTTTAGCTTGGATATAAACATTGCCTGACTTATTGGATTTCACCATCAAATCAAAGTGATTCTTTGTTCTTAAAATTTCTAGTTCTTGCTTGTCCGTTAATTTAACTTGTGTTGTCATTTTTTCTCCTACTTATGCATGAGCATTATTGCCCATGCGGTAAATTGTTTTTTGTCATTTTCCTGTTTAATCTCTTTTTTACTTTTCCTTAAAGCGAGTTCTTTTTTACGTCTTAATAACAGAGCTTTAGCTCGAATCTCTTTAGCAATAGGGATTAAAGGGCATTGTCTTTTAATTAAGTTATATTCCAAATTAAATTTAACACGCCCTAACCTCTCGACTTCTTTTAAATTGCATCTAATAAAAGCCCTATCAATGCTGTCTAAAATTTTTTCACTAACTAGCTCTGGTAAAAACATTGCAATGATCTCCTATTGCTTTAAATAATCTATTAAGATCTTGTTATATGCTTTATCGCCTAAAGACTTTTTATTCAGTCTAACATACTCCACTGATCCAGTTACATGCACTAATTCAGTAAGAAACTTTTCACTTTTACAGTTACCATTTTTCGCCTCATTGGCAATTTGAACTGCCTTTGGGCCTACAGCTTTATAACCACTTCCCACGCTCAAACAATACACTGTATTGTCATTAAATTTTCCAATACTCTTTTGTGTCTTTTGGTACTTCACTAAAGCGTTAGCGTTAGTTGATACAATTACAAGTGCTAAAATTGCCATTAATAATAAGTTCTTCATATCGTCCGTCCTTTTTTTTGTTTAACGCTTAATTGCGTTTCTAAAATCAATTTACATGATTCAATCAAACAAGTCAAACAAAAAAACAAGTTAATCAAAAACCATGTAAAAATTACATACTCGCCCAAAATCCAAAAAAACTACATAAAGAACTGCAAAATTTTTTCATGTAAATGTACATGCGCACGCCCGTTGCACACTTTTTTAAATAATTCAAGTGTTAGTGTAAATTTTACAATCGGTAAAAATTACATGGTCAAGCTAAATGTAAAAATTACACACTTAATTTAATTTTTTTAAAATTAAGAAAACAAATTCTATTTACACCCTGTAGAATTTTCACACTAAACAATAACAATTTACTACATACCTATGGTAAGCTAACGCTTCGCACCTGCCCGTCCGCCGTAGCCAAAATATGGTTGCGCCTATGGTAAGCACATAACCGAAAATGACCGCATGCGCATGACTAAATTGATGCGGTCGGTAGACAGATGTAAGAAATGGGACAGGTTTTTACGACTGGCCACATTATTTTTGTCAAACCTGTCCCGCGCGATTGCATCGTAGTGCCAAGAAACCCCACTTTCTGACCATGACTCAACGAGCAGGACAGATTTCACCTATTTTCCAAAGACTTCTAATATTTTTTTTTTTCTCTAGGGTACAATTTATTTATATATGTTGTTAAGAAAACCTGTCCTTCTGTACCACAAATCCCAGATTTCCGAATAATTTCACTAACTTTGCTCGGGACAGGTTTGATTTAACGCACACGCTAACCTGTCCCAAAAACACCAATTAAATCAATAATAACAATAACTTAACTACGGACAGATTAAATGCTTGAAATCATTGACTTTTCGCAATACACAAAAAATAATTTTAAAAAAATGCAAAATTAATTTGACAAAAAAATCAAATTGTGCAAAACTTGTCAAACAATCGAAATGTAATTTTTTCGCTTGTAACGGCAATTTCGCCACAACATAACATGGGACAGCATATCCCACCTATAGGAGGAAATCATGGCAAACACAGTAATCGTATTGGCATTAGGATCAGCACCAAGAGAACTAAACAACGTAGGTACAGTACAAGATATTGTAAATCAGTTGGAACTAGGCGACTCACTATCAGTAAAGATCAACGGAAGTCAAGAAGACTACGCTACAGAACTAGCGGATTTTGACACCGTAGTATTTGGTGAAAAGGTAAAAGGTGGGCACTCAGACCTATTAACACACTGGGCAACTGTATAAGACATTACTAATATTGGGAGTAGCTTAGAATTGAGCTACTTCCCTATTTAACAATTGGAGAGTAAAAAATGACTACACTATTAACACTAAACAAAAGACGTAAAGACTATAGTTGCCTTGATATGTTACGGCTAGGAATGTCTTGGTACAAGAAGTCTCGTACCCAAGAAGAACTAGACAAGGCAACAGAAAACCTACAGTACATGGCTAAACTAACGGAAATGTCACCAATTATGGGTAAATCATATTTGGAACTATTCTATGAAAAGCAGGCTTGGGACTGTACTAAACAGGATATTAATCAACTAATCGCTAAGATTGTTAAAGCGGATACTGAGAAGAAGAGTACAGACACCACTGGCCAATATAATACGTTAGATGCTCTAAAAGACACAGATATACTAAAAGTAAACACTAGGGAAGTTGAGAAACACTTAAAAACAGCTAAGGATAACCATGATTATTGTGCTGAGCAATTAATAAATTTAGAAGCATCTATGCAAACTAAGTTAACAGATATGTCTCGTTACATAAAAGAGATTGAGGAACTAGAGGTAAAATTAGGGGCTTTGGAGAAAGGTAGCTACGATAAGGAATTGTATACAAGAATACAAGAAGTAGTAGATAAAGGCGATTACATATTCCTTGGCAAAGGTGATGAAGAAAGAATACCTATGTATAGCAAGAATGAAAGTACATCACAGGGTAATTATAGGCTATCCTCCAATTTAATATACTTCCTAAGTAAGAACCCTATTATATGTACCCATAACAACGTAGCGGCAGGAATAGCTAAGAGTATAGATTTTGGACATATTTTAGTTGGCATAACCAAATCAGGAGAGATAGGAGTATGCAGGTTTGCTATTAATTATATAAAAAATTGTGGTATTCAGCACCCACATTTAAGTAGTGATTCTCTATGTTGGGGAAACAGTAGTGCATCTCTAAAGAAAATACGTCTTGCTACTAATCCGGACCTAAGTGCAATACTAAGCTTAGTTAAGCAATTATTGGAAACATACTGCCCAGACTATCCGTATGCTAAATTAGCATCGTTTGCTACTAAGCAAAGGCATCTATGCTCATTACCGAAAAGTATGTTGCTTAAGATACCTAGGAGAACATTAGACACAACATTAGAAAAGGCTATACGTTGGAACACTCTATCGGAAGAGTATAAGCAAAGGTTAGATAAAGAAACTAAAAATCCAGTATATGAAGCCCAACTATATTCAGATGAAGAGTTGGATAGAGTAGCGGATAAATGTAAGAAGGCTTGCAATGATAGCTTTAGGCGTTTAATCAGTGAAAAATTCGGGCATAGTGAAGATTCTACTGTATCTATTATTACAATTGCTAAATATATTGAGTCTAAGGGCATTAAATTATTGACAAAAGAGGAAGTTAACTGTTTACCTCTTAGATATAAATCAATTTTTGCAATAACTAGGCTATACACCCGACTAACTGGTTTTGATGCAAGCAAAGCGAGGGATTTATACTTCTATATACTTATTAGTTCAGTAATGGCCAATAGGAGGCTTAAGATAACCTACGGAGATAGGTCAGAGAAGTTCACACTTACTCCTGATATGTGCCTATCATATAAAGATGGGAGTCTTGATTGAGACATAATCGGGGAAGATAAAGGGCCTTACTATGAATACTATCTTCAACCAGTGAACGAATCTAACAAATCTAACAAAGATAAGTATGAACTAAAAATAGAACAGATTAAGAATAGAATAGAACAACTAATGAAAGGGGACGAGTAATGCAAACAAGATTATACATAACAGACAGAGTGTATCAGCAAATCAATTGGTTTGTTAACAGAACAGACAAAGAAATATCGGGGCTAGGTACAGTAGAAATAATTGATGGTGTTCCAATAGTAACAGACGTGTATATGCTAAAACAAGAATGTACAGGGGCTAGTACGGATATAGATCAAGACGCTATGATGGACTTAATACTTCATGCCCATAAGAAAGGGAAAGTATTAAACTATTGGTGGCATAGTCATGCCGATATGGGAGTATTTTGGAGTGGAACAGACACGGCTACTATCAAACAATTTGGTGGCAATGGAGTTCTTTACTCTACAGTATTTAATAGAAAGGGTAATTTGCTTAGTAGCTACTATCAAGCGTGTACTAAAGACTTTCCACAGGTTTATATAGAGAATTTCCCTACTAGTATCGGTAGTCCATTGCGTAAGCAAGAAGAAGAAGTATTAGAGAATTTGTTTAAGCAGTATGTAACAGATAGAACCCCTATTATGAGTAATTTTTTTAACAAAAAGATTACATATCTGGGTGATGATGTAGACGATGATCTCTTGTACCCAGAACCACAGCGAGTTGGAACATACATAGAGGAATTTGCAGATCAAGAGCCTACACAACCAGAGAATATATTGATACGGCAGTATTTAATAAATGAATACGGAGAGAAGGGAATTGAGAACGCAACAGCTCACTATCAGTATTACTACGGTGCAGGAGTACCCACGTGGGAAGAGTTGCATGACCATATAGAATTACAGGACGTAGTTGCTACTAAATATATAGAGACAGTAGTTCCTAAACGTAGAGGCAGACCAACTAAGAAAACTAAAAAAGGGAGGAAGTAATGTTTAATGAACTATTTTTAACAAGACAGTTTGATTTAATTGATAGCGATATACTTAACAAGAAAATTATAGTGATAGGGGCAGGAGCTATTGGAAGTTTCACAGTGATGGCACTAAGTAAATTAGGATTTTCTAATATACACGTTTACGATACTGATGTAGTAGACAATGAGAATATGAACTGTCAGTTTTTTAAGATCAGTGACATAGGTAAGAAGAAAACAGAAGCATTGAAGCAACAAGTAGTAGACTTCATGGGACTGAACATCACAACGTATGACGAATGGATAACAGAATTAAACGTAGATGAAATAGATTGTGATATTCTTATAACAGCAGTAGACAATATGGAAACAAGAAAGATCGTACTGGAAGAAAGCAATTACCTATATGCTATAGACCCACGAATGGCGGCTGAGTACGCAACGATGGACGTAGTACATAGATCAAAGGGAGCAGAATTTTCTAGGAAGTTGTTTAGCGACAAAGATGCAGTACAAGAAAGATGTACTGCCAAGTCAACCATGTACACAGTATTACTTATTAGTGGCCAGATATGCAAGGCTGTAAAGGATATACTAACAGGAGAACCTAATATAAAAACTTTTGATTGGAATATTAAACACAATAAACTTATAGCATTTAGTTCAGACGCTAAGTTGTTATAGGTTATACTCTCCGTAGTTTTTTTAGTCATTTTCTGCGGAGGGTTTTTAAACTCAAAAGAGAGACCCCTAGTGAAGGTTTGTAAACACTAGGGATCTGACATTTACTATATTGAGAGTATAGAACCTATATAGTA